TTTGAGCTTTTTCATGTAAATTTGACACTGAGCATAATAAACGGGTTTCGACCTTTTCAGTCCTTCTTTCTTGATTGCTTTAAAGGCCTTGTCATTCATAGTCTTACACTCAAAGAGGTGGTCCGTCTTGGGGGCTTCTAAGACTCCTTTACAGATACCGTCACAGTGGAACTTAGCATGACCAAAGGCAAGCTCTCCCCCTTTTTGCTGATCGGTAACTTCGATACCGATTCGTTTTAATTCTTCAATAACAATATCCTCTTCCCGATGACCTCTGGCAAATAGCCGCATTTGACGACGGGAGAGTGTTGTACTATAGCACCAGCGAAAAGAGTACCATAAATATCGGTTACAGCTATGGCCGATTTTACTCATGCCCAGGTAAGGACGATGTTGAGTAACGATAGGTGGGTTATTTATAGCTTCTAAAGTTTTATTTACAAAACCAGATATATCAACCATCATTTCACCCCCTGGTATATTCCCGTTTCGCTTTCTGGTATGCCTGCCGGCGTGGGTCAGCAATACGCGCCAATCCCTTTCCTGCCCCATACTGTCGAAACTTCGGGGAAAAATCATCCCCGTACACCTGCCGCCTGATTCTTTTTGCCTGCTTACCATTCATGTTAGTTTCTCCTTTTTGTATTATGCTGACCCAGGATAAAGTCCCAGGCCAGCAATAGTGGACATTTACATTAGCCATCGAGCCCATACAATGGCCTCAACACTGCGGTTCTCAATGGCCTTTACCGGAGTTTCCAAGACCGTCCACTTTAGGTCTTGAGTTAATATCCAGAACATTTATTCACCTTTATTCCCAGGGGAGCTTGTTTGTAGAAGCAGCCTTTGTGTTGTTTGCAGCTGGATCAGGAGTTTCTTTATCAGTACCAGGGCCCGGGCTTTCTTCGTTGACTGCACCCTCGATAGGAGCATAGAACTTGATGTCATTGGAAGCAGGACGGGTTTTCGTTGCTTCAGTGACTGCTACTGTAGCGATCATAGGGATACCATGCAATTCCTCGGAGTCCTGAACCCCAACTTTATTGCAGGCTTTGCAAATTGTATTCAAGGCCTTGTTTGCAATTTCTACCGCCGTGGGGTTGGGGTTGTCCAGATTCAAGTTCTCGAAGAGGATTCTACCTTTGTACTCGCCCTCGATAATCTTCATCTGAAGGGACAGGTAGTGCCCGGTACCAGCCTTCGTCTTTTTAAACTCAGACTTGGTAATAATAACCTTGTAGTCATTCGGTGGCACCGGAGTAAAGTCATTCAGAACTTCCTGGTTGCCATTTGTGTTTGCGGGCTTTATCAATCTAGCCATTGTCATTCTCCTTTTTCATACGGATTTTATTAAAGACCTTAGTAAGGTCGGGTTCCTCAACCATTTTCAACCGTCCAGACCTGTCTTTGGCATCATACTGAAGATCAGGCTGGGTTTGTAAATACCGGTAAGTAGTACCATCCCCCAGTTTCCCGATGCGAAGGGCAAAAACTTCATCAAAGAAAAAAGACAGACCATTGGTCATAGTCTTGCCAGGCATCATTGGGTAATAAACAGTGATACCATCCTCGTTAGCAGCTCGTACCATTTTTGCAGTAAAATAGACGTTTTTACCTTTCAAATCCCGAAAGGACCGTATCGTTTTGGACATCTCGTCAGCTAACTGACCATAAGCTTGACGTGCATCTTTCGTTTCAGCTTTGAACTCTGATAGAAGCACCTCAGCAATCTCTGTTACTGAGTCTAGGCAAAGAGTTTCGTATTGCCCAGCTTCCTTACTGGACGTTACCCACTCATAGACATCATTGACGTCTTCCACTGATTTGACTTCGATCACGGGAATATCATGGTCCTGCAATGATAGCAGCCCAGACTCTGCAGAAATAATCAGTGGATTCGGTGCTGTTGAACTGAGTACTGTTTTACCAACACCAGCAGCTGAGTACACCAAGACCTTGACCCCAGAGACACCATAGTCTTTAGTTGTTGTGATTTTAATTGCCATCATTTACCTCCAAAGTGGGCATTCCGGGTTTTGAAATAATACACTGATGTAGCAGTGAAGTTTCCCGGAGTTTTTTGTATTTTGAAGCGACCAGGTCATATTTGACTTTGATAGCTTCTTGTTCTTCCAGCGTGAGCTTAGGTTTCAGTGTAAGGTAGGCAGCTTCGTCAACTTTATTGTTGATTTTGTAGACCGCCTTGACCTTGTAGGGTCCTACCTCTGCTTTCACCGTTTCCCGCTTACCATCAAAAACCATTTCACAAATGTCTCGCCGAAGGTTAGCCTCCTTTTCTTTTACTGTTTTTAGGTTATCCTGCAGTTCTAACCATTCTTCAATCATTGCAACTAAATCTGGCATAATGCCTCCTTTTGTGGTGATGGATTGAGTTAAAGAACATCTCCATCAAATAATTATTAATTATATAAGATCTAAAAAATTATGTCAATACTAACCTTTGGCAGGATTATTGCATATCATTTTATAGTAATGCGGCATCTCTCAATGTAATCCATGGATTGAACTTCTGAGGGCTTATTTTCAGTCAAATACAGCAATTTATGCTCGCCTTGATATTCAACCATTAAGACCTGTTCAATGTGCTGAATAATTGACCTTGTGCCGTCCTCATTGTCTCGAATTTGCATTATAATCATTTATCTGTCTCCTAAGATTAAAGGGTTCCTAAGGTTAGCTCTTCAAGGTAATCTGGCTCTAAGTTAAAATACTCTTGACAAATGTTATAAGCACTTTCATCATCCTCCCTGTATAAATAATCTTCAAAGGCATCTTGAGCTTCAGCAATCAAAGCTAAAGCTGATGATTCTGACATACCATCCCTTCTGATTAATATCTCTTTAATTGATTCCCGCATATTATGCCTCCTGAAGTTAAGCCCAGCCATTTCTGACTGAGCTCATTGTTGGTTTAGAATAAGTTAACAACCTTGTTAAAATTTTCTTCCGTAAAGACCCACTTAGTTTTTTTAGACTCAGTGTCAACAACCAGAGCTTTGACTTCGTCCTTCTTTCGCAGGGTGCGACGAACAATTTTCGGATTTTTGTTCAGCTTGTCAGCCAGGTCATTCACGGTGAACAGCTTTGCTTCAGGTTTGGCAACAGGGGCAGGTTCAGGTTTGGCAACCGGGGCTTTTTCTGCAACTGATTTCATGAACTCCAACCTTTCAGCTTTGATCCATTCCATGACCTGGGCCTTAGAAGCCTTGCAGTTGGTCAGAGCTTTTTTACCGTTTCTGGTGCGGAAGTCGTTCAGGTTGGCGACCATTTCTTTCTGGGTGGTGTTGTTAGTGGTAGTAGTCATGGTGAGTCTCCTTTAAGTTATTTGTTAAACTATGGTGAGAATATAAAAGAGTTAAAAGCCTTTGTCAACAGAAAATTCACACTTTTTTAAGAAATCTTTGGTAAGGTTAATTTCTCTGTCTCCATATTGGGTATTGATAATTATTTTATTACCCTTCCGAGCAATTATAGTTCCATTAAACTTCCTTGTATTCAGATCAGCATCATAGAATCCAAAAATTACATGGTCTCCGGTTTTGATTTCATTAGCAGTTGTTGTTGTCATGGTGGGTTCCTCCTGGTTATTGGTTTATCTTGCTTCCAGTTTACCATAGCTCCAGAGATCTGTCAACAGAAACCTAGAGCTTTTTCTTAAAAATCTTTGATCCGCCCAGAGCAGCTACTGCAGCGGGCTTTTAAGTCCTGGATCGAATTTGCTTTATCAACTCTAGCGAATTGTTCATGGGGCTCAAGGTAAGAAAGGTCAGGCTGCTCGTATGGGCTCTGATGATTCATACCCCGTCTGGCCATTTCAGCGGCCAGCACATCATGCCTGAGCTTCATGGACATTGGCTCTATTTGAACAGTAGGGTTCAATCTACCGGAGATTTTATGCTGTTTAACAAAAGTATGTTTAAATTTATGGATCTCTGAATGTTCCCCGAGTAAATGTTGGTTACAAAGCATTTTAGGGTCGATCATCCACATTCTCATAGTGGGCTCCTTTAAATTTGGTGGGGCAGGGATTTGCACCCTGCATGAACAACCTGATTGGAGTATCCCTTCCGGATGGGAGTTGTCCGAGTACTCATCCGCGTTTACCTATTCCGCCACCCAC